AGCTATTCACTGGAGAATGGGAAGGATTTAAGGTCGTTTCTGCCATTTCCAAATTCTCAGTCAATGAATTATCCCATTCCATCATGGAAAATTACCAAGGAGACGCTGTAATTGTCATGAATCCAGACACTCAATTCGTTTCTTTTAGAAAATACAAGGGATCGGAGGTTGACATTGCTAAAATGGCTGGTAAGCTTTGTGACGGTGGTGGCGGCGAATGGGCATCAGGAGGCAAAATCACCAAAGAATTTCTGAAATTTAGCGAAACATTGAGAGAAATTTAAATTATGAGTAATCCTTCATCTGCAATTATAGAAAGCGAGAGTGATCACCTATTCATTTGTTATTGTTCATTCGTGAACCATCTCAAAGGTAAGAAATTATCTATTCAGAACGTTTTTGTGACTACTCTCCAAGAAGAGAAACTGAAAACGATCCTGAAAACGATCTTGTCCCTTGACTCTGATCAGGAACTTGTTAAGGTGTTTCTAGAATATGATCCTACTATATCGCGCAGCAAATTTGTCACAAAATGGGTAAACGGCGAACAGAAGAAGAAGCAGCAGAAGCAGAAATGATAAACACCATAGTTATCAGTGATATTCACTTGGGAACACCCGTTTCACAACAGAAAAAGGTGCTAGAAGTTCTTAAAAAGAATTTCGGGACTCTGATCATAAATGGCGATCTTTTTGACAGTGATAATTTTAGACGTTATCAAAAAGAAGATTGGAAAATACTATCCAAAATCAGGAAATTAACAAAAACACATAGAGTGATTTTGGTTAAAGGTAATCACGATCCTGATGTTGAATTTTTAAGTGCTATTACTGGTATGTATTTTGTTGATTATTATTCCTTTGAAGTGGGGGGTAAGACATTCTATGTGGAACATGGGGATAAACACGATTTTTGGATCAATCATCGACCACTTGTAACATGGTTTTTCACTGGCTTATATTATCACATTCAGAAATTAGATAAACGAAAGAGTCTTTCCAGAAAAATTAAAGGGTGGAGTAAATCTTGGATTGAAGCTAAAGAAATTGTTCGAACAAAAATGTTGAAAAAACATTCGGGGTTTGATTACGTATTGGCTGGACATACGCACTATCCTGAAATTTATGTTGAAAATGATATGACCTATATCAACAGTGGTTCTTTTTGTGACGAGGAGTGTTCCTACATTGAAATCGATAATTTTGGAAATGCTAAATTGAAGTATATATGACTGACTTCCAAAAAAGAATATACAACTCCCATCTGGCGATTTCTCGTAAGATGCGTGATAAGCCGTTTCGGATTAGAAAGAATTTCTCCGATATGAATCAATCCAAATTGGATTATCTCGCTTCTCTGGAAAGATTCTTCAATAGCTATCAGAATATTAAAATTGATGATTATTTCTCTGCTCCTTATAGGATTTTCGATGGGGATGATTATTTTGATCTGGAATTCTTCTTGACTTCCAAGGCAAAGAAGGCATATTCGCAGTATATGAAGAAGATTGAGATGGATGATCCTGATTCTGAAAGCTCTCTCAAGCGACTGGTCGATAGCCTTAAATTCGTCAAAAATTTCTGTAAAGAAAAGGGGTTGACTTTGGAGAAATATCCCTTATATATAGAACATAACCTTCCTTGCATGATTGATCATCTAAAGAACCATCACATTAATATGTATTGTTTGCATTCTTTAGGTGTCTCAAAAATCGAGGTGGAGAATCGGATTCTGGATTTCATATTCTCAGACTTTTGGATCACGTTTCAAAAGACGAAAAACAAATTTCATCTGTCAAAAAAAATGAAGGAATTCTCTCACAAAGCAACAACCAAAATAAAAGAACAAATAAACTAAAATGGCAACAAAACAAAAAAGCAAATTCGGCGCAGCTATGTTCGATTCGATCAAAGCGGCATTAAACAAGAGTAGTGATTCATCGGGGGGTCAATTCTCCAATATCATGAGTTTCCCCGAAGGACATACCTACACGCTTAGGCTTATCCCGAATGTGGAAGACCCAGAGAAGACATTCTTCCATCATTGGGTGCATGGTTGGAAAAGCCGTGCCAATGGGAAATATACGAGCTTCATTGGTCTGCAAACCACGGGGGATCGTGATCCAATTTCAGAGCTTCGTTGGAAGCTTTGGAAGACTTGGAAGGAAGAGAATCCCAAGGCTGAAAACAAAGATTACAAGGCTGAAATCTCTCAAAAAGAGCAATGGCTTGTTAATGTCTATGTGATCAACGATCCTGCCAAGCCTGATAATAATGGAACGGTCAAGATTCTCCGTATGGGTCCACAACTCAAGAAAATCATTGATGATGCTACCGAAGGGGAGCGTTCCGATGAACTTGGTTGGGATATCTTCGATCCGTCCAAGGGACATGACTTTAAGATCGTGGCTGAAAAGAAAGGGGAATACACCACGTTTGAATCTTCTTTCATCACCACCAAATCCAAGACTGCTCTGGATGAAGAAGAAATTGAAAAGATTTGTTCGGAAATCCATGATTTGGAAGCGGTATATTCCGTGAAGACTTACGATGAGCTTCAGGAAGTTCTCAACGAACACTTCTTCGTTGGCGAAGAAAAGGAAGAGCGCAAGACTCTGAAACAAGCCAAGAAAGAAGTTGTTGAAGATGAGGACGAGGATGAAATTCCTATGACTCACAAAGAAAAGAAACCAGCGGCAAAACCAAAGAAAGTTGAGAAACAGGAAGACGACGATATTGACGAACTTCTTGCAGGACTAGACGATTAACCCGATTCCCTCCCCATCAAGTCGGTGGGGAGGGTTTCCTTTTTAAATATATGAATCCGAACATACCAGAAGAATATAAAACAATGGCTGCTTTGCTTGGTGAAAGTGCTGCCATTGATTCGTTGATGATTAATAATCCTGCACAGTTGGCTACCAATACCAACACTCTCAAGAGAGGTATCGCAGAATATCAAGAGCAACAGAAGCGAGAGCGCATTCAACCATCCCAACAACTCGTTCCAACACATCATTATGGTGATGTTGCGGCAACCAATATTCCACTGCCATATTATCCCCCTCAACCCATTCCACAAGTTCCTCAATATGCTCCCATGCCCCAAATGGTGGATGATGGGCAATTGGAATTGAATCTGGAACCAACCAAAGCAGATATCATCATCAATTTGTTGAAAGATATTTCCCTAAAGTTGACAAAGCAAAATAATCTGATAGAACAGAAGTATGCAATTAAGCCTGAAAAAGAAAGAGTTCCAGTTCTTACTCCAAAGCCTCGGCGCGATCCATGACACTTGTGTTCTGGAACTGAGGGAAGATGGTATTCATGGGATTGCCTCCAGCGAGGATAATTCCATGTATGCACACGCATTCCTGTCTGGTGTGTATGAGGATCAGAATCTCAATCTACCATCCTTGAAGAAGCTTTCCAAAGCTTTGGATATGATTTCTTCCGATGATATCAAGCTCAAGCTGAACAACAATCATCTGGAATACAAGGACAAATCTTTGAAGTTTAAGTATCATCTCCATGAGGACGGAGTGATCACCAAACCGAAGCTGTCTCTGGAAAAGATTCGTAACTTTGAATACAACATTCAATTTGATTTGGACTTTGAGTTCCTTTCCAACGTTCTTCAGAAATCATCCATCACTAACACTAACAAGCTCTATCTCTTCACGGAGAATGATTCGTTGGTGTGGAAGCTGGGCGATGAGACGGTTCCCAATAGCGATACTCTGAGTATTGTGGGAGATGAAGTGGATTTTGAATTGGAATCTTTCATTCTGAAGATTGATAATCTGAAGCTGCTGTCAAAGGTGTCCAAGACGGGGAATGTGTTCAAGATCAATTCCAAGTTGGGAGTCGGCTGCATCATTACGAAAAGCGGAGATTTTGAGATGGAATACATTCTAAGCTCTCTTAAAAACTAGAATACAATAAAAATATATGAAAAATAAAATTGATACACAAGGTTCTAGTCCATCCAGCCCTCAAGAACAAGCCGAACCTTGTCTGGAAGACGGAGAGGGCTTGGATGTGACGGCTTATTCGTGTGCTTGTTGTGAGATTGTTCCTACGTTTTGGGGTAATATGACAAAATGGGAATCCAGAGAAATATCATGGTATGGAATTAATGGTTTATTTCTTGTTGTCTTTATGTTGTTCCTTGCTGTCCTTAATCACGGGAGGAAGCTTAGGAAGATGAAGTGATGATTGGTATGTGTCATAAAATGATCTCAATTCTTTGTGGTTGCTGATAAACCATCCTAATAACAGGACAACGCCAACAATGATCGACCAACCCTTCACTCTAATGGTTACGACACGAATACAATAAAAATATATGAAAAATAAAATTGATACACAACCCTTAGCACA